GTAAGATTGGAGATTTTGACTTACCCTCATATGACTTATTCTTAATTAAAGATTGGGTTATAAAAGAGTTTGGTTTATTTGATGAGAACTTATATCCTGCTTATTGTGAGGATGCAGATTATATTATGAGAATGATGCATAGACCAATTAAAGTTATTAAAAATATTTCTAAAGGGTATTATCACGGAGAAAGTATGGATTATTATAAAACAGGCTCACAAACTCGTAAAGCAAACCCTGAATTGGAACAAAAGTTAATTGCGGTTAATATATTCCAATCTAAATCCCAAATTACAAATCTATGTGTGTATTTAGCATCTCTCTGACCTAATTTATTTTTCCATAAAGCAGTTTCATGTATAATACATATTCTTGTATCTCCAATACGAATAACTTGTGAACTACCTCTCATATTTTGGAAATCACCAATACCTTCTTTTATTACTACTTGTTCTGATTGTAATGTGTTGATATTTACTTTAACTACTTCTGTTGCATTAGCCCATTTAACATAGTGAAAAGGTAAATCATTAATTACCATCCAATTCTTTTCGCAATAACTTTCTTTATTAATCGGTGCTTCTATTCTATATCTATTAATTTCTTTATAATTTTTATCTAATCTGGACAACTCCATTCTACCAATTCCAGTCGTTTCAGTATCTCTACGAACCCCAGAAATCCAAAGTTTATTATCCCACTTAGTAATTCTAGCATCCTCTAATCCATGAAACTCCCACAATGGGGCTACATCACATTTTAAGGTATCAATTTTCGTATATTTCTTAATAGACATGTCTTTATTTAATTCACACATAAAGTTGTTAGTTTTAAGGTGCAAATCGTTTTCTGGATTTAGATAGGATAAAGGTCCATATCTATTTGCAAAGACTTGTGTGCCTTCACAATGTATGAGTGTGTAATTTACATGACGGACATTGCATAAAATATCCTCTCCATCAATAAAGATAGAGGGGTTCATGAGACCTGTTCCGCTTGTTTGTTCTGTTGGGATTATTAGTGGGAATATATCGCCACCATTATCTATAACGAGTTTTGTTGTGGACTAGCTGAATTGAATAATGAATTACTTATTACATTTGGATATCAGGATAATTCAGCATTTGTTTTAAGAATGAATAAAGATACATTAAATAAATTGACATGGACAAAATACCAGTAATAGGAGTTGCAATAGTAAATGGAATACATTGGTTGAATAGGTTGATATGGAGTATAGATTATCCTGTAAGTAATTTAGTTATATGGAATAATAATGGTAAAGGTGAATTAGATGCACAATTAGATTTAATAAAGCAAATCAAACACCCTTTAATAGATAAAATACATATCTGCAACTTACCACAAAACATAGGACTATCTGCTGCATGGAATATGACAATTAAATCATTTGCAATGGAGCCGTATTGGGTATTAGTAAATCACGATATAGCATTCACAGAAGGGTTTTTACAAGAAATGAATGAACATGCAAAAGATAATGAGGTAGGAATGGTGCATGGTAAGATTGGAGATTTTGATTTACCCTCATATGATTTGTTTTTAATTAAAGATTGGGTTATAAATCAGTTTGGTTTATTTGATGAGAACTTATATCCTGCTTATTGTGAGGATGCAGATTACATTATGAGGATGATGCATAGACCAATTAAAGTTATTAAAAGTATTTCTAAACCATATTATCATGGAGAAACTACTGACTATTATAAAACAGGCTCACAAACTCGTAAAGCAAACCCTGAATTAGAACAAAAGTTAATTAAAGTTAATATAAAGAACTTTGAATATCTAAATAAAAAATGGGGAGAGGGTTGGAGAACATGTAATCCTTACACATATCCATTTGATACATTACATATTCCAATTACATATACAAGTTGGGATATAGATTATATTAGACAAAAACATTTAGGCTTTTAATATGAAAGAATTATTACATCAGTATTTAATAGAACCAAAGAATAGTAGCATATGCTTTAAGTTAGGATGGGAATATGAAAAAATAGGACAGACTGCATCTGCGGTTGGTTTTTATTTAAGAAGCACAGAGTTTGGTAGAGATACAAAACAAAATTACGAAGCACTAATTAGAATAGCATTATGTTTTACTAAACAAGGTAATAGAATATTTACAATCAAAGGTTTTTTATTAAGAGCAATTACTTTAATACCCAATAGACCTGAAGCATATTATTTACTTGCACAAACATATCAAAACAATAGAGAGTGGCAAGAGGCATATACTACGGCAGTAATGGGATATACATTTGGATTAGATAATACTAAACCAATGACTGATTTAACTTACCCGGATAATTGGGTTTTTTCATTCCAAAAAGCAGTTAATGGTTGGCAGATAGGACTTTTTGATGAGAGTATACACATTTTGAGAGTATTAAATGACAATCCTACAATCAATGCTGAATATAAAAATATAATAAAAAATGATTTAGCACACTTAGGAAGCAATTGGAAAGAGCCGTCTATCTATACCGATGACGAATACAAATCATTACGATATAAGTTTAATGGTGCTGAACTGATTAAAAAGAATTACTCACAATCATATCAGGACTTATTTGTGTTAATGGCTACTAATGGTATGGAGTGTGGTAGTTGGATTGAGATAGGATGTGCTCACCCAACATACGGAAACAATACAAAACTATTAGAGGAATTAGGATGGGATGGTGTTAGTATTGACATAGACCCTAATGTAGTAGCTAATTGGAAAGATAGAACAACTAATCCTTATCAAATGGATGCAACTAAAATAGATTGGAATACTATGCCGATATGGGACTTAGGAGATATAACAGATTACTTGCAAATAGATGTAGACCCACCTGAAATTAGTTATGAGGTATTATTAAACATACCATTTTGGAAACAAAGGTTTAGAGTTATAACATTTGAGCATGACCATTATGCAGACAATTCTAAAACTATAAGAGAAAAGAGTAGGAAATACTTAAAGTCTTTTGGTTATGAATTGATTGTAAATGATGTTGCAGTTAATGAATATGATAGTTATGAGGATTGGTGGGTGCATCCCGACTTGATTTCACCAAAAATAATGGAACTTTTAAGGTCAAATACTAAAATAAACCCTGCAAAACAATATATTTTTAACTACATTTGATTTTAGTATTGTTAAATAATAAAACTATACATTATGAATGCGAAAACCGTATTAAGTAAAATAGCTTCTATGATTTCATTTACTGAAAAAGAAGTTGAATTTACAGATGCTAAAACAGCTGATGGAACTATATTACAATCTCCAACATTTGATGTCGGTGAGGATGTGGAAGTAGTTGCAGAGGATGGCACAAAATCAAAAGCTCCAGACGGAGAACACCAAATTAGTTTAAGAGATAGTGAGGGCAATGAAACTCTTATTAAAATTATGACTATGGATGGTAAAATTGTTGAAAGAGAAAATGTTGAAATGGCAGTGCCTGAAATGGAAACAGAAATGGCAGATGCACCAACAGAGGATGAAGCACCTAAAGAGGAAGCTCCAAAAGACGAAGTAGATATGGGTAAGAAAATGGATGAATTAACTTATCGTATTGAAGAAATGGAAAAGAAAATGATGGAGATGGAAAAAGCTAAACCAGAAGTAGAAAAGGAAATGGAAATGCAAGACGAAGAGTTACCAAAATTAGATGGTGCACCGATTGATGATGCAGTAAGATTTGCAGTAGAGCAAAACAAAAAGAACTTTGGTCAAAAAACACAAAACATACAATCTAGTATATACGACAAGTTATACAGATAAAAATATTTATAAACTCATTTAACAAATTAAAAAAATGAACAATTTAACAAACAAAAGAATTCAGAAATTCGCTGAACCAACAATCACCGCTACAACTTATGCAGGTGAATTTGCAGGTCAGTATATTGCTGCTGCTCTTTTATCTGCAAACACGCTAGATAAGAAGTTAGTAACAATCATGCCTAACGTGAAATATCGTGAGGTAATTCAAAAGGTAGCACAAGCAGGTATCGTACAAGATGCAAGTTGTGATTTCAACACTTCTGGTAGTGTAACTTTAACAGAACAACTTATCACTCCAAAAGAATTACAAGTTAACTTACAATTATGTAAAGAAAACTTTGTAAAGTCTTGGCAGGCATTACAATTAGGATATAGTGCATTTGATACTATCCCTAAAACATTTAATGACTATTTAATTGGTCAAGTTTTAGCACAAGTAGCTGCTTCAACTGAAACTTCTATTTGGCAAGGGCCGTTTTTACCATTAGTAACCGGCGAGTCAACAAGTGGAAACTTCGCAGGTTTTGAATCCCGTTTTTCAGCTAGTGTAAATACAGGTGGTGCAACAGGAGTTTTACCAGCAAAATCTGGTAGTGTAAATATCTCTGGTAGTATTACTTCAGCAAATGTAATCAGCAAAATTGCTTCAGTTTATGAAACAATCCCTAACACAGTTTATGGTAAAGAGGATTTAGTTATCTATGTTTCAACAAATGTAGCTAAAGCTTATCAATCTGCTTTAGGTGGTAATGCAAACCAATCAGGTTTCAATACACAAATGAACGTGGGTGAAAAGCCTTTCAACTTCCAAGGAATTGAAATCGTAATGTGTCCTGGTATGAGTGATAACAAAATTGCTGCAGCTCAAAAATCAAACTTATTCTTTGGAACTGGTTTATTATCAGATTATCAAGAAATTAAAGTATTAGATATGAGTGATATTGACGGAAGTCAGAATTTCCGTTTAGTGGCTAGATATACTGCCGCAACTCAATTCGGTATTGGACAAGATATTGTTTACTACGGAGCATTCTAAAAAATAATTAAGGGGTGAGGAGTATCGTAGAACAGAAACTCACCCTTTTTAATAACAAACAAATTAAACATAAAATATTATGGCATGCGATTTATCATTAGGGAGACAAGAAGTTTGTAAGGAAAGTATTGGTGGTTTACAAGGAGTTTACTTCTTTAACTACCCTTCTATTGCAACTGCGTCTTTCACGCCAAACTTTACGCTTAATACAACTACAAATGAAGTGACTGCATTTCCGTCAGGAAGTACAGTATATTATTATTCTCTTAAAGGGACCAGTGCCTATACAGAAACTGTAAATTCCTCAAGAGAGAATGGCACAACTTTTTTCAGTCAAGAATTAACTCTTAACTTAAAGAAATTGACACCGGAGATGACAGTTCAATTAAAAACACTTGCATATGGTAGACCAGTTGCAATTGTATGGACTAACAATGGTGATGCATTAGTAGCAGGTATTACTCAAGGTTGTGATTTGACAGCAGGAACAATTCAAACAGGAGCAGGAATGGGAGACCTTTATGGTTATTCTATTACTTTAACTGGTATGGAAAAACTACCTGCAGCGTTTATAACCGGGTCAACTCAATTTAACCCATTCGGTGGAGCAGCATTGACGGTTAAACCAAATGTTGTTTCAGGCTCTGCGGCTTAATAACTGACAGACTTAAAATATATTGAAGCATATTCTTTGTAAAATAAAGGATATGCTTTTATTATGCCCCTACTATAACGATATTTGATTTATTGTGTGTTAAATAATAGATAATACCAAACTAATACTAGATAATGCTTACATTCATATCAGGAAGTATCAACGGATATACAATAAGAACTGCAATTACTGCTTCAAATAGTTTTACTATGTCATTGCAAGACATGACAACACAGGCAAACTCAACGGCATCTCTGTCAGGAGTAACTTATAATGGGTATGAAAGTCTTTTATCTTTTACTGCAAGTATCAATAATACAAATGTTGCACAAGAGTTTAGAGCAACTTTATTAAATGGGACAACGGATATATGGCATGGTAGTATACAGGTGTTTATGTCTCAAAGTAATGCACCTCAGTATAAACCAATATATGCAAACCAAATACCATTAGATGGTAATGAGGTATCACATGTATCAACAAATCAATATGTAATTTTAGACTAATATATGAAACAACAAACTAAATTCTCAGTAGTAAATTTGCAATCACAAGATATCCCAAGAATAATGGAGGACACAAGAACTAGATATTCTTGGGTGCCATTCGGTGTTTACGGACAAGATGATTTCTTTGGAGCAGTGACCCTAGCACACAACACCTCAACAACCAATGCAGCCTGTATAGAAGGTATTGCAGATTTAATTTATGGTAAGGGGTTATACTCAAAGACACCTGCATTTAATGAATTACTACAAAAGATTATACCACAAGAGGAAACTAAAAGAGTTTCATTTGACTTAAAGTTATATGGTAATGCAGCATATCAAGTATATTGGAATGATGAGCATACTAAAATAATTAAAATGTATCATGTACCTGTCCAGTATTTAAGAGCAGAAAAGATATATAATAATCCAAAAATAGAAAACTATTATTATTGCACAGATTGGAACGACCAAAGAAGTGTAAAAAATAAAAAGAAAGTGCCTGCATTTGAAACTAGTAATGAGAAAATGGAAATACTTTATATTAAAAATTATTCTCCAAGTTTATATTATTACTCTTTACCTGATTGGGTATCTGCTTTACAATTTAGTTTTGTAGAAGCTGAATTATCTAACCTACATATCAACAACATAGAAAATGGTTTCTTACCGGCAGTTATGTTAAACTTTAATACAGGAGTGCCAGCACCGGAGGAAAGACAAACGATAGAAGCATTAGTGCAAAATAAGTTTACAGGCACTAGAAACGCAGGTAGATTTATGTTGTCCTTTAATGATGATGTTGCAAGTAAACCTACAATAGATGTAATCAATATTGACAACTTACATGAAAAATATGAGTATGTTGCAACTTACGCACAAGATAGAATATTAGTTGCACATAGAGTGACAAGTCCATTACTATTCGGTATTAGAACAGAGGGTAATGGTTTCTCCTCACAATCAGAGGAAATGAAAACAGCATTTAGTATTATGCAAACAATGACTATATCACCATTCCAAAATATAATCTTAAATAGTTTAGATTATGCATTGACAATAGGTGGATATAATAATATGGAATTATACTTTGAGCAATTAACTCCATTAGTAATCCTAGCAGAAACTGCCGATGAAACTGATAAGACAATAGGACAAGTAGAGGATGAAACAAATGATAGTATGGAAAATCCTGCAACACAAGATAATCCAGGTGACCAAACTCCAAACGAACCCTCTAAACCAACTAAACCTGCAAAGGGGCCATATGAACCAATGCCACAAGTAAATCAAAGCTCAGCATTTTTCAAACAAGAATACGAAATAACTAAACAATAAAATATGTCATACGCATTATTCATAAATAGAAACGATATAATTAAGAATACACCACTTCAAGGTGCAATAGATGCAGATGCTCTTTTGCCATTTATGAGGACTTCACAAGACAAATACTTAAAGAACTTATTAGGTACAGTTTTATTTGAATACTTACAGGCACAAATTCTAGCAAACACAGTTAGTAGTTTATCAGTTTTTTATCAAGACTTATTAGATGACCACATTAAGAATACTTTAATATGGTATGGTTGCGTTGAATACATACCATTTTCGTCAATTCAGTTTAAGTCTAATGGAAGTGTTAAACAACAATCAGAGCAAGGTATTGCCCCCTCTAAATCGGAAATAGACTACCTTTTAGCTAAGGCACAAGCAAACGCTGACTACTACGCTTTAAGATTACAAAACTATTTGGTTGCATATTCAAACCAAATACCACAATACTTACAATCAGTTGGTAATATGACACAGATATATCCTGACCAAACAAATCAATATTTCGGTGGAATACAATTATAACCTATGAGCTATTTACAAAACAACGCTGCTGTCAATTATACTCTTTACTATAATGTAATTGAGTATTTTAAGACTATAATGTTAAATCACCCAACAATACAATCTGTAACACAAGGTGATATAGCAGAGATAGATGATGAGCAATTCCAGTTATATCCTTTGGGTAATGTAAATATATTAGGTGCTAACTTTAATACAAATACAACTGACTATACAATTCAGTTAATAATTGCTGACAAGATAAAAAATAAAAATAACGAGTCGGTTGGTAGAACAAATGCATTTGATGTGCCTTTTTATAAAACAGATGATACAATTGATATATGGGCAAACACATTAGGAGTTGTAAATGACCTTACTGCATTCACACAATACTCAGTTGAAAGTTTTAATATAGATGATACCATTACAAACGAACCATTTGCAGAAAGATTTAATAATGGATTAGCCGGTTGGGTATCTACATTTACACTTACTGCACACAACGATAGACCTAGATGTTTATATAATTTATATCCGTCAGGGTCTGCCTACTAAACCTTTAACATGTCAAAGACAAAAGTTGAAAAGGCATTAAAGAATGTTGCAAAAACAATAAAGACATTAACTATTGCTAAGGCACCTTATAAAACAGGCAATCTTAGAAGGAAAATAAATACGGCTAACACTTACTCTACTATGATTAAGTATAAGTTGCCAGCAGATGGATTAAGTGACAATCCTGCAACAGTCACAGTAGATTACGCTCCACCAGGTGCAGAATATGGTGAGTTTTGGGACGAACCTGCAACCTCTAAATCAAGAACAAAAGATAGACCACAATTTGGATTTCCAACAAAAGCACTTAATGACATAAATGTAGATGCAGCAATTGCACTATATATTGTTGAATTAGAAAATGATTTAGTTGAAAGATTGGAAAAGGAAATAGATAAATTGTAATCTACCCCCACTACTTTTTTATTTTTATTGGTTAAATAAGAAAGAATTATTAAATGTCATACTCATTTATACAAACACCGGCAACTATGTCATTGGCACAATCGCCAGTAGTATTTTCCGTATCGTCCTCAACATTAGTAGGACAAAACAATTTTCAATACATAGGTGAATTAACTATATGGACAGGTAGTGTAGCAGCTAGTGGTAGTGGAGACACATTTACATTAGCAAAGTATCCGTCCTCACAAGGTTTAACAGGTATTTTTGATTTGAGTAGAATAATAAACTCTACACAAACAGAATTGATACAACAAAATATCTCTCCAATTAAATATTTTAGATTTGATAGCTACTATCGTTATCAATCAGGCTCCGTATATTTTACAGGGTCTGTTATATCGTCCTCAGTATTTGAAGCTGCAGATGGTTATCAAATATTCCCAGAAACAATAGGTGCAGAAGTAAATACTTTAACTGCATTATGGCCTTTAATGACTAATGGCCCAACAACTCAATCTGTTTTTGTAGATAATATTGGAACAAGTACTGTATTTGTTGGTGATGTTGGCCAACCTATACCTACAAAAATAGTTTATTCAGGCAGCACAGGTAATGGAATATTTACAATTTCCTCCTCAACAGGTAATTCAAATACATTAGTTGCAGGATTTCCAAACGCACCTGCACAATCAGGGTTTCCTTTATCTACCGGTAGTTTAAGTCAATATACTTTACAACCATTTTCAGGTAGTGTTGCATTAGGACAAAAAATTACATACACTATTGCATGCCAACAAAAGTATCCAAACATTAGAATAAAATGGAAAAATAGATTTGGCCAATTTGATTATCTTAATTTTGATATGGTAAATAGACAATCTATATCAACTAGTAGGAGAAATTATCAACCACAATTAGGCTCGTTTCAAGCTAGAACTTTATCTTACAATACATTTGATAGTCAAACATTAGCATATATTATTGACACAAAACAAAATATTATTGTAAATTCAAATTGGCTGACGGAGGATTATAATGATATACTAAAACAATTATTAGTTAGTGATGAGATATACTGGATGCAATACAATACAACAGATGTGACACCATTAACAATTATAACCTCAAATATACAATTCAAAACAGGCGTCGTTGATAAACTAATACAATATCAATTTGAATTCCAATTAGGTCAAAACTATAAGCTAATAATTTAATAATGGCTATAAATTCAACACAAGGCTTTAAGTTTAAGTTAGTAGCTAGTGGTAGCTATGGTAATCAACAATTAGATTTGTTTGAGGATGAGGAAATACGCTTATCGGATAATATAACAGGTCTATTTGATATAGGTGTTTTACCCTCTGACTTTACAAGACAAATGACATTACCTGGCTCAAAAACTAATAATAAGTTTTTTGAGTTTGTATATGATTTATCAGTAGAAAACCCATATCTTTTTTCAACAAATGTAAAAGTATCAGCATACTTTGACTTTGATGGAATATATCTTGCGTCAGGATACATTCAATTAAATAAAGTAAATGTATTATCTAATAAGTTTATTGAAAGTTATGATGTGACAGTATATGGAACTCTATCCAGTTTAGGTAGAGATATTAACAGAAACTTTTTAACTGATTTAAGCACACTCTCACAATACAATCACACCTCCTCTTATAATAATATTACAGCAAGTTGGGGTGGTAATTTATTCAACGGAGATATAGTTTATCCACTTGCAGATTATGGTAGTGGTTATCAATTTACTTCAGGACAATATGAATTGTTTGGCATGGATGATACAAATGGTGCATTAACAATACAAAACTTTAAGCCTGCAATCAGAATTAAACCTGTATTAGATGCAATCTTTACAGAAGCAGGATATACATACTCGTCCTCATTTATGTCTCAATCATTTTTAGATGATGTTTATATGATTTGTAATAACCAATTAAAGTATCCAGTATATGCAGGATATGATTTGGAAACATATGGTAAAATAAAAGTAGGTGCAATATCAGGTAGTGGTATGACAGACATAACATTAGCATCTGGTAGTTGGACTACTTTACCTTGGTTTAATGTATTATCTGACCCACAAAGGTTTTATAATAATGGTAGTTATGAAGTTGAAAAAAGAACTAATTTAACAGGAGTATTAAATATAAATATAAATGTAAGTTGCTCGGTAAATAATATGCCAGGTACTTTGTCTGCAAATGGAACATGGCAAATGAGATTATTAGAAACAGGTAGCTCAACACCATATTCAACTCGTGCAATACAATCTTATATATTTTATTTTGACCAGTTGCAACAAAGTAGAGGTAGCTTTGGTATAAATCAAACTTTTGAATTAGCAACTGAATTTAAGTTTGATGATGTGCCAACAGGTAGTTATTATTTCCAAATTAGACAATCACCGAACAATGCACCACCAACAATACAACCTTTAGTTACATTAGACCCTGGAGGAACAACTAAATCTTTTATACAAATCAAACAAGTAAATCAGGCAGCTGATGGTAAAATAATGGATATACCTTATAATATGCCATTTGGGACAGTAGGGATTAAGCAAATTGATTTTATAGTAGGATTACAAAAGAAATTCAATTTAGTAATTTATCCAAATAAAAATAAATTAAATGAATTCATTATTGAAACATTTAATGATTGGTATAAAACAGGTGAAATAAAAGATTTTAATAGGTATATAAACTTAGATAAAACAATAGAGGTAATACCTGCAAATAACCTTGCAGTAAATAAATTAAACTTTGGTGATACATTAGATACAGATTATGTTTCACAACAATTTGCAAAAGCAGCCAATAGAGAATATGGTAAACAATATTATGTAGATACTGAAAACTTTTTCTCACAAGGAGAGTTTAATGTTAAAACTACATTTGCATCTGACCCATTATTAAGAATTGCAGGAACAGGACAATCGGGTAGTATTGCAGGATTAAATCCACCGGTAACACAATACGATGCAGGCTCTCAACATTTTACAGGTGAAACTTATCAAGGTGCAGCTTGTGGTAGTCCTATTGAATTTGTTATGTATACTGCAGATGGTTTGATTACACAAGGACAAATTGCATATTTTGACCCATATGGAAATTCACCTATCACCGGATATAGATACTTTACATATGGTGGTGGTAATGAGGTATATGATATAAATAGACTTACAGGAGAAATAGGATATGGAACAGGATTTTTCTGTTAAAATAAAAATAATATGAGCCAAAGAATACCAATATACATTCCCACTTTTATTAGTGACCAAACTTATAATCCAGGTAGAGTTTTGCCACACCTTTATTTTTATAATGGTATGCTTGATTGTCAAACATATTATATTGAGAGTGGCAGTTTAACTACTGCCGGTGTAAGTTATGAACAAAATAAGTTTCCATACTTTGACAATTATAATGTAGTGACGGGTAGTTTCCCAACAGTAGATAGTAATAGTTTATTGTTTTTCAATGAGAATGCTTCCTATGGTGAAGTGCCAACTGAAAATCTTTATACAACTTATTGGTCACAATATATTGAATTACTTTATAATCCAAGAACAAGATTATTTAATGCATCTGCAATCATACCTCTTGCTGATTATTTTAAGATGGAACTGAATGATGTAGTAGAATGGAGAGGAAACTATTATCATTTAAGAGCAATTAACGATTATAATTTAAGTAATGGTGAATGTAATATTCAGTTATTAGGGCCAGTAATAGGAGATGTTATTGCAAATCAAATACCAGGTATAGCTTGTAATTTTGATTATTCATTATCTACTGCACCTCCTGATTTTATTACAATAACATTAACAGATGCAGGTGCTAATTCAGGACCTACATATGATGTTTATACTTCTCCGGATGGTGTGGTATTTACTTTCTTACAAAATGTGACACTTGCTAATGTTGGAGATAATATAACAATACTATTCCCTGAAAGTGCCGTTGTTTGTAAATTGGTAAATATAAATGCTAATTGTAGTAATTCAATAGTCCATGTAATACCAGGTAGTTTAGCGGGTGACTTTAGTTTTGATTTCTCTCAATTAGATTTCAATTAAAAGGTGTTAAATACATAATATGATAAAAGGAATAATAGATATGTTAGCACTCAATGAATACTATGGAGTATCAGAAAGAGTTGAAATTGCAAAAGGCAAGTATGAATATATTACAAGTTGGAAAAGAGCTTGGGAAAAAATTAAAAGAAATGTATTATGGCTAAGAAAGTAGAAATAGATATAGAGGTCAACTCCAATTTAGAAGGGTCAATTGCACAATTAAAAGAATTGAAATTGCAATTGAAAAAAACTGCGGCCGGTAGTGAGGAATTTAATAAACTTTATGGTCAAATAGATGATTTAGAGGATAAGATTAAATCTGCAAAAGGTGCATCTGCCGATTGGGTTGATACATTAGAAAGTGCAGGTGGGCCGTTAGGTGCATTGGGTGGTGCTATAAATAAAGTAAAAGTTGCAACGAAATCATTTGGTGCTGCAGTCAATGCAATTGGTATTGGTTTATTAGTTTCAGCAGTTGCAGGATTAGTTGGTGCATTTACTCAAACAGAGGGGTCTATGAAAAAGCTAGAACCTATAATGACTGCATTTGAAAAAATATTAGGTGGTATATTTGAAGCAATACAACCCCTTTTAGATGCATTTATAGAATTAGCAACAAAAGCATTACCATACATTACAGATGGTATTAAAATATTTTATAGTAGTTTAGTTGCCCTATTTACTTTATTAAAAGAAGCAGGCGTAGGTGCAGGTAAAATACTTAAAGGAATATTCACATTAGATACTGATAGTATTAGTGAAGGGTTTGACCAAATAAAAGGTAGTATAGGTAAAACCGTTGATGCATTTAATAAATCAACTGAGGATTTTGATAAAGGATATGCTAAACAAACCAAATCACAAAAGAAAAATGCTGAGGATGCTAAAGCAATTGCAGATAAAGCATTGGCAGATAAATTAAAAAGATTAGAGGCAGAGGATAAATTAGACGAAGCTAAATTAAATAAACTAAAAGCAGAAGCATTAGAGACTGCATTTAGTGAGGAACAAAAATTAGCAGTTGAACAGGCATTCTATGAAAAGTCTTATCAGTTAAAGTTAAAGGATATTGAGGATAAACAAAAACTTTACAA